GCAATTTCAGAAAAAAGTCAAATAAGTATTTTTTAATTATGAGAATGCGTCCATACCAACAACAGGCGCATGATGACTGCATTGCGTGGGTTCGCAAGAATACCGCGCCATGCGTTCTTGAATTGCCCACAGGTGCAGGTAAATCAATCATCGTTGCTGAGATAGCCAACTCTTTAAACAAAGTAAGCAAAGGCAAACACGTTTTATGTATTGTACCTAGCAAAGAATTGCTGGAGCAAAATGCCGATAAGATTATTGCCACAGGCAATGCGGTTTCATTGTTTAGTGCAAGTGTGGGAGAAACATGTCTTGTTAATCCGTTAGTAGTTGGAACGCCTGTTAGCATCAAAAATCAAATTAAACGTTTTGGCAGTCAATTCTGCGCAGTGATTATTGACGAGTGCCACAAGATTACGCCAACCGTTATTCATATTATTGACCAGCTACAGGTATTTAATGAAAACCTGCGCATTATTGGGTTATCAGCTACGCCATACCGCATGTCAACGGGTTACATTTTTAAACACGATTTGCGTGGTGTAGCATTGCATGAAAGCAAAACACGCAACCCGTATTTTGATAGATTGATTTACAAGATCACTGCGCGTGAGTTAATCCAGCAAGGTTATTTGTGCCAACCTGTAGTTGGTGCAATCCACAGCAAGCATTATGAAACGTTAACCATGCAAACTAATGCAATGGGTAATTTTAGCAAAGATGATATTGACAAGGCGTATCATGGAAAAGGCAGGTTAACCGCTGAGATTGTCGCGGATGTTATCGAGCAATCGCGAGATCGTAAAGGCGTGTTATTTTTTGCGGCTACGATTCAACACGCGGGTGAGATCATGGAATCTTTGCCGCCAGAATTATCCGCAATTGTCACAGGGTCAACGCCAGCAAATGAGCGCGAAATAATCCTTCTCAAATTCAAAGCGCAGATTTTAAAATATTTAGTAAATGTGGCGGTTTTAACAACTGGATTTGATGCACCTCACTGCGATGTTGTCGCAATTTTACGCGCTACCGAGTCAGCCGCATTATTACAGCAAATAATTGGGCGTGGTTTGCGTCTAAGCGATGGAAAACAGGATTGTTTAGTGTTGGATTACGCTGAGAACATCGAGCGACACTGCCCCGATGGTGACGTTTTTAATCCAGATATTAAAACCAGTAACAGTGTAGAGTTTGATGGTGAATATTTGATTGCACGTTGCCCTGAGTGCGGATTATTAAATGAAACCAAACCGCGTGACAATGACGCGGGTTTTGGCATTGATGACAATGGTTATTTTGTCGATTTGCAAGGTAATCGAATTGTAACGGAGTATGGATTTTTCCCTGCGCATTACGGCAGAGCTTGCCAGTCCGATTACTGCGACTACAAGTGGAGCTGTAAACCGTGTCATGAATGTGGTGAAGGTAACGACATCACGGCACGGTATTGCAGATCGTGCAAAGAGGAGTTAATTGATCCCAATGAAAAGTTAGTGCGTGAATATCGTAAACGAAAGAGTGATCCATATCAATCACAGACCGATGAAGTGCTTGATATGAAAGTTAAGCCAACTATTAGCAAAGCAGGTAACGAGTGTTTGCGAGTTGAATTTACGACTGCATGGCGAACGTTTACCGTTTTTTTTACGCCAAAAATTACGCGCGACTACAACAGTTTTATGACTGTTACGATAAATGGAACAAAACCGCCCGAAACAGTCACTTATCAAAAAGAAGGTGATTTTTACAAGGTTCATAATTACAACATGAGATTTAGAAACGATGAAATTCCCCCAGTGGCTTAAAGTTTATGGCGATGTTGGTTTTCGTGGCGATTGCCCCAGCGAAACACTTGAAGCGGTGACGTTTTTTGCGCGTATAAGACGCGAATACCCGACGACTTATGGAAAGATTGCCACACATATCAGAAACGAGGGCAAACGCAACTGGCAGCAGGTAGCGCGGCAAAAAAGCGAGGGCATGACGAAAGGTGCGCCCGATATTATTATTCCAATAGGCAGATCGTTTGTTTGCGAGCTGAAGCGGCAAGATCACACCAAGTCAAAATGGCAAGACGGGCAGCTTGAGTATTTAAAAGCCGCACATGATGCAGGCGCATTTGTTTGCGTTGCGCTGGGTTATGAAGCGGCTTATCAGGCTTTTTTAGATTCTATTGTTTAAAATGTAAAAAAATATGTTTACTTTTTAGAATATAGGGTTTAATATATAACCACGCTTTCAAGAAGGCGAAACAATAATAAAATTAATTTAGGAGAGCAACATGAAAAACCAAGTAACACATATTAAAAACCCAAAAACAGAAAAAATTGAAGCAATCAAACAAATTGATTTGCAGATAAAAGATTGGGGATTTACTTTTTTTGTTGAAACAGAATTAGATGCTTATAAAATTGCCCACGCTTACAGTCCAAAAAAAGTAGGCATTGAATATTCAAAAAATACTGAAATGTTTTACGTCACTGTTTACAAAGAAAACAATTAATAATAACCAAGCGCGGTGCAAGCCGCGCATTTTAGGAGTAAATAATTATGAAAAAAATATCTAAAAAAATACAAGTTGGCACAAAAGTTTTTGTAAACAACGTTTGGTGCGAAGTAACGGAAATTAACGACACAAGAGTAAATTTTAAAACAAATCATTGGACTGGCTCGTTCCAAGCTGGTGACATTCAAAAATTTAGTAACAAGGCGGTGTAAAATGGAAATACAACTTTACTTCGACATCGTATCAAACGATGGTGTAACAATTGGCGTTGGTGCTACTGCAATGTTATCAGGTAAATACATTCCAGCAGACTTTCACCATGACATCGAAGATGATCGTGAGTGTTTAGTTAACGACATTTCATTTACCGATGAAGAAGGTGAAGAAATGATTGGTTCAGAAAAATTAAAAGAAATTGTTTATGAACACGTTAACGACAACGACATTAATATTTACAAAGACGCTGAAAAAGGCGGTTATATTTTTTACATCGACAACTTCAAAAGCGATCACGATTACGCGGCATTAATGCAATAACAAACAACTCCTACCTCTGCCGCTAAGACGAGTGGCTTTTTTTAATACAAAGGTGATTTATGATTGAATTTTTAAAGATGCTAGACGAAACAGGCATTGCTTATGTGGTGTTTATTTTAACCGCTGTTTATTTTTGGATTAAAAGCAATAAAGCAACAACCGAGCTTTACACAATTAAACGCGAATTATTAAAATTAAAGGCGGTTTTATGAGCGCAACATTAGCACTAACGCTGTCATTTTTGACAGTAGACACAAACATCGACAAGCGCGGCAGAACAACAAACCATGAAGTAATCGAGTACACCAGCGTTGCAATCCCATACGAAACCATGCAAGCGTGCAGCAACGCAAAAGAAGAATATAACATTGCTGTTGGAGCATATCAGTTATTTAAACGCCCAACGCGCATTATTGGTGCGATTTGTAACGACAGTAAAACTGGGGTGGTAGAATGAAATACGACACAATCCTTGGGACAGTTATAGCATTTTGCTTTGGCGCACTTGTAACTTTAGGAATTTATGTATCATCGCATCGTCATTACTACGAAGTGATTAAAGTAACAGCAGGCGAATTTATCATCCATGATGGCAAGATGTATGCTGTTTATGAGATGGAACGCAACGTTCGTGGAGAAATACAGGCAGGTGCTAGATGAACTATAAACAACGAGCAATAAAAAACTATGAAAGAATAAATCGGTTGCTTATCCATGCAAATAATTTAATTTTATTGCCTTTAGATAATGAGGAATCAGAAGATTGGGATTTTATTAAATGGTGTAATAAATGTGCCATTGAAAGTTTAGAAATGGCAATCACACATATAGAACACATGGGAGACAAAGATGAGTGATTTAAAAAAACAATTAGAAACAACTGAAAATACTATAAAAGCGTTGCAAGAACACGCAGAGAGTTTACGCAGTATGCTGGAAAAAGAAACACCTAAAAAGTGGTCGCCTGTTGGTGGATGTTGGTGGATAGATATAACTGGGTCTGTTGATATGGGAAAAAGTAACAATGAAATAAAACAATTTGGAATAGAACGCCCAACTAAAGAACAAGCAGAACGCGCAGCGGTTGAGATGCGTAAGTTTAATCGTCTGTTGGCACTGAGAGATGAGTTGTGTGGGGATGATTTACCGGATTGGGAATCAAAAATGAGTGATAAATGGAGAGTGTATCGTGACAATAAACATGGTAAGTGGGGTGTAGGCAAGGATCGATATATGCAAGATGTTGGTGTTTATTTTACAAAAGAAGAACATGCCAAACGCGCTTGCGATATGTTGAATTCTGGGGAGGTGGAGTTATGAAACAAATCCCATTAAAAGAACATTTAGAAAACCGCTTGCGTGAACTCAAAGAAGAACGCAGACAACTCAAACAACAAAAACTGCGTAGCATTAAAGAAACGCAAAACATTTTTCATATTTTAGAGGAGTTAAACAAAAATGGCTGAGTTAATTTTTTGGACTGGCATTTTTGTTTTGATATTTTGTTTTATGGTGGAGTACGCTAATGATGCAAATTGATGACATTGCGGCATTAATATTTTATGTGTTAGCACTCATATTAGCGGGGATATGGCTATGGCATTAATTAAACCAGTTGAAAAGGTAACACCAACGCCAAGCGCAACAAACTGCCAGCATAAAACATGGCGGCAATATGTAAGCAGAGGAATTAGGGAGTGTGATCGTTGTCATGAAATACGCCCTATTTTTGATTTAAAAATTGAACATCAAAGGTAATAGCATGGTGCAACCAATAAAAAGAGATTTAAAAGTTTCGCTTAAAGAGTTGGAAAGTATAAAAGAAAACATTATTTATTGTGGCGGCACAGGCGCATTTTACCGAAAAAGAACGCCTGACAAGCCGTTGTCTTTTAACTACGCAAATAGGCAAGCCACCATTTGCGTTAAAAAAGAAAACGGTAAAAAATACTTTACCGCATGGCGCATGGCTGTTTTCTTTTCACATGGTTATTATCCAAGTTTTGAAGATGCTGTTATTTTTAAAGACGGTGATAATTATAATTTTAGAATTAATAACATTATTGTTTGCCATCCAAACGAGGATGAACAGACCGTTTTAGACTTCGCTACTGAGCATGGTTTATCGCCACAAACGGTTAATTATCGCATGAGAAACGCAATACGATTTGAGCGCATTGTAAAAAACTGGAGAGTGTTTTTTTATGATAAAAAAGAGTTTGCTAAATACTGCGGTGACATGATTGGTAGAAGGTTGGTTGTTGATGATGAAGGAATCGAACACATACAAATTAAGCGCATTAACTTATCAGAAAGCCAGCGCGGAAATAAAACCGCACGGGAATTTTTAAAAACGTGGATTGGCGATATGCCAACAAAATGGGAGATGACATTATGCAGATAAAAAAAGTAAGACGAAACGCAATTATTCCGCAATTTCAAACTGAAGGCGCAGCCGCTATTGATTTATGCGCTTGCCTTAATGAATCATGGCTTTTAACACCAGAAACGTCTGTGTTAATTCATACAGGCATTGCAATTCATATTGCTGACAAGTCTGTTGTTGGTTTGATTGTTCCGCGCAGTGGGCTAGGGTTTAATTATGGCGTTGGTTTGATGAACACGGTTGGCGTAATTGACAGTGATTATCAAGGCGAAATTATGGTTAAGTTGCGCATGACACATGGTGATAGTTATCGAATCCAACCTAACGAACGTATTGCTCAAATGTTTTTTGTGCCTGTATTGCGTCCGATATTTGAAGAAGTTGAAGAATTTAGCGCAGTGACTGAGCGTGGTGTTGGTGGTTTTGGGAGTACGGGGGTATAACATGAGCTTATTAACAGAAGAACAGATTGCCGAACTTATTGGCATTGCTAGTAACCAATCAACAAGTAAAGATTTGTACAAAGAATTTTGTGAATGGAACGAAAAACAAACTGCAACACAATTTGAACCAGATTGGGATAAAACTCCTTCTAACGCAACTAGAATTTACTTGGATGCTGTTTGGTTTAACAGTGAAATGAAAGAAATTGATCGCACAACTATATGTTGTTTTGATAGACCAGTAACACCACACCCACACGCTGAAATGATTATGAAATATGCAGAAGTGGCGCAAAGACGTGTTGACCCTTGGGTTGAGTTTGAATGGGGTAAAAATGATAGCCATTGGTGTAGCTGTGATAGATGGATAAATTTTAATATTGACAACTGCTACCGCTACATCGGAGAAACAAAATGATCGCAACAACAGCTTATATTTTAATCAGCACTTTATCTTCACGGGTACAAGGTGATTACTACACAGTTGCTCAATCAGTATCAACATTTTCAGATAAACCATCATGCGAATCAGCCGCGACAAGATTGGACTTTATTTATAAAGATATGCGCATCAATGGCAAATGGAATTTAACCTGCCACCCATATCAACTTAATGAGGAGAAAAAATGATCCAGCAAATTCTTCAGCGCGGAAACCGTCAAGGCATGACAATGCGCGAAATAACAGAGTTGACAGATTTAAAGCAACACCAAGTGGAATTTAAGGTTCAAAAGTTAATCACAGAAGGAATTGTGCATAAATCTGTTGATAGAATAGACAATGCGTATTTGTACACGTTGACAAGCTATGAAGAATTGCCGCCACCTGTTGAATGCTCACCAGTGCGATTGGATAACGTCATTAAACATTTAAACAAGCAGAAAGAAACCGTAAACTCACCAGCGCACTATAGCAGCGGCAATGTTGAATGTATTGACGCAATTGAATCAATGCTAACAAAAGAAGAATTTATCGGATTTTTACGCGGGAACATATTAAAATATCAATGGCGTTATAAGCAAAAAAACGGTGCTGAGGATTTAAAAAAGGCGCAGTGGTATTTTGATAAGTTAAAAGAAAAAGAGGGCGTGTAATGTATGAATTTAAAAGTGGTAAACCATCAGGCGGCTTGCGTTATCAAGCTATGCGCGATTATTTGATAAAATTAAAATGGTTTGCAGATAACCCTATGCAACCCGTGTTTATAAGTGAACGCAGTGCATGAAACCACGACTTAAAAAGATAGGTAGAATTTGGTTATGTTACACACAAACAACGGCTGTTTGCTCTGGCTTAACACCTGAAGAAGCCTATCAAAAATGGATAAGTAAAAATAAAGCCGGTTAATTACCGGCTTTTTTATTATGGCGTTAAAAATAATTCTGCTTCAGCATTTCGTCTTCGAGTTAATCCAGCAAGCGGTTTACCGCCTGCTTTATCCCATCGTAAAAATTGCTTTGCAATCTCAGCTTTACTGTCACCGGCTTTGAGCATTTTAACAAGCGTTGAACTGGCTAAATTACCTGCTCCGATATTGTAAGTAAGCGATACCAGCGCATCAAATTCATTTTGTGTTAATTCAACGCCTGTTGCATTAACCGCTTTTTCGTATTGCCCAATTGTTGCGGCTAATAAAGCGATTGCCGCCCCTTCATTAGGCAACGTTCTATTTTTAGTGACTGGTGTACCATCACCATAATGTGTCGAGCCAATGCCAATAGTCCAAACACCCGCAGGGCATTGATACGCTTTGAGCTTGCAACCTTCAAATTCTTTAATTAATTTTAAACCGCGTTCGCCTGTTTTCATTTTCTCGATCTCATAGAAAGTACCGTAATTAATTTTTGTGTAAGCCGTATCATGTCGTTATCAAGCAGGCGTATTTGGTCGATTAATTCAATCAGCGCGTCTGTTGTTTCAGTAAGGATTGGTTTAACAATCGTTGTTACCCATATCCACACAAAATAGACGATATAACCCATGCTACTCGATGCAATGATTGGAAAACCATATTGGTTGATATATTTAGCTAATGCGTCAACATCCATTAATCAATTCTCTTTTCTTGGGGGTTATTAAAACGCGCCACTTTTTCTTTCTCAATTGGCATATCAAGCGTTTCTGTCATCAATACATCTATTTTTACAATATCCTCTGACATAGCCGTGACACGTTTATCAAGTTGCTTGATGATACCAATAAGGCTTTTAATCTTTTCAAGTACGCTATCAAGCAAAAATTTAATCGTCAGAAATACAAAGTACATTCCTACGCAAGCAGCAGCAATGGGGAAACCTACATCCGTTGCAAACTGTAAAAATTCCATTATTTACTTGTCCACCAAGCAATAAACGAAAACAATGCGCCAATGGTGAAGACAATACCGCCAATAAATCCTTTATAGCGCGTTTGTTCATTCTTCATTTCTTCAAGAGTTGCAATTATGGCATCGAGTTTTTTACCCCGATCTTCAAATATTTCTTCAAGGTTTTCAATTCGTTGCTCTACTTTAGCAAGACGGCATTTTTCATCAGGCATTATAGTTGTCCTCTCAATTCTTGGATTTGTAATTCAATATCTGCAAGCCAGCCGTTGTCTGTACCTAAAATTGCCTCTCTTGTTCTGCGCGGTGTAATCGTTGCTTCTAGCGCGGCTATTTCTGCCTTAATTAATATTTTAGGCTGTTCTTTTTGATGCTCTAAAACTTGTGCAGCCCACTCTATTTCTTCTTCTGCTGTAAAAGGAATATTACCTTCTGATGTTGCGTGGTAGTTTGACATAATATAGCCTTATTAGTTTTTGATTCCGTAGAGTCGAAATGTTCCTGTAATCGTGCCAGTTGATGCCATGATACGAATACCTGTTAA